TGCTGGCAGAAGAACCACGAATGCTGTTCACAATGTTGGCGTACCTTCGATGGAGAGCCATTCACCTAGGCAAGTAGTATTCGTGTATGGCAGGTCGTGCAGGTACATACAGTGCATCGGATGCGATCAATGCGCCGGTACAAATTGAAGGCATCGCAGACTTCCTTCGTGATCTTGCTAAGACATATCCTGACTTCAACAAGGAAGCACGTATTGCCAGTCAAGGTGTAGCAGAACTGCTTGTTGTCGCAGCAACCTTTGAGGCTGCATCGGTGACCCGTAATCGTCAGGCGTTGGAAGTGATGAAGGGGCTGAGGGCGCAACGTGACCGTATCCCTACAATCAAGTTGCAGGAGAAGTCTGGGTTCGTATCCAAGTCAAAGCCGAACAGAAGTCGCAAGACCAAGGTGACCAGGGGCGACGTGTTCTTTGGTGCCGAGTTTGGTGGTGGCAAGTTTGGCTCATCCAATAGGACTGTGGCTGGGGCTAAGTCTCGCGCTGGTACTGAGATGCCTCGCAAGGGTGGGGGCAGGACGACGCAGTTCCTTCGGCATCGAGGCAAGACAGGATATTTCTTTTGGCCTACTGTGCGCAAGAACAAGGAGAACATTGCCAAGGTCTATTTGGATGCGATTGACAAGGTTCTGGTCAAACTAAAAGATCGTTGACTTTGGCTGTGGTTTCGCTACCCTGTAGTTAGGGAGGCGTTCATGGTTGTCTATTTTGATTCGGTCAAGTCTGTTCAGCCGAAGCCGTTCGCCACGAATTGGGTTGACCTCAAGGAACGCTTGATGCACCATGAGGAGAATGCGCACAAGTCTGATGGTGCGTTGTGGTCACCTGTTGAGTACTACCCAGGTAGGACTCGCGGTAATACTGCGATCAGATTCATTGAAGCGTTGGTCGTTGACATGGATGGCGAATCATTCGCCAATGCCAACCTTGACGGGTTTGAGTATCTTGCCTACTCCACCTACTCGCATCGACTAGACGATCCTCACTATCACTTAGTTTTGCCGTTGGCTGAGCGTGTACCGGCAGGGCTGTGGCGAGCAGTGTGGCAGGAGCTGCACGAACGAATCAACTTGCAGGGTGACCCTGCAACGAAAGATGCTGCGCGTATCTTCTACCTTCCGCAACACGCACCAGATCAACCGTTTGAGTTTCACGAACAATCAGGTGCATTCATTGACACCGACTTCCAATACGAACCTGCTCGCAACCCAACACCAAAGTCACCACGTCAGTCTGCTCAGCCTCGACGCAAGCGCACCATCGGTGTTGAGATGAATGATGCGTGGTGGGACGCAGGCAAAGTGATCACGACGTATGACGGTCTTGAAGGCAAAGCATTATGGTCTGCTGTGTTGGCTGACTTCCGTGCCTTGCGCTCGGCTTGTGAGGATGTCATCTAGAATTGCCGCATGGCTGGCGCACGTACCTTCGTAGTTCGATTCCTCGCTGACGCGGAGCAGTACAAGAAGGGGATCAAGCAAGTCAACGATGGCATGGGTGGGTTGAAGACCCAGGTGTCAAGTCTGTTGCCGTCATTCAAAACAATGGCGATTGCTGGTGCAGCTGCGTTCGGTGCCGTGAGCGCGTTTGCGTATAAGTCTGTTCAGGCTGCTGCTGAAGATCAGAAGTCTCAAGCATTGTTGGCGTTGCAGATAAAGCAAACCACAAACGCAACCGATCAGCAGATTGAATCAACGATGAACTTCATCGGTGCGTTGCAGATGAGTGCTGCTGTGTCTGAGGAGAAGTTGCGTCCAGCGTTGGCAATTTTGGTTCGTGGTACTGGCGATCTAAGCGAAGCGCAACGGTTGTTGCAGATCAGCCTCGATGTGAGTGCTGGGTCTGGTAAAGACCTTGAGGCTGTTTCGACGGCCATCAGTCGTGCCGCAAATGGTTCGTTCACAGCATTGACCAAGTTGGGTGTTCCTCTTGATGAGAACACTGTGAAGACCAAAGACTTCAATGCTGCAACTTCTGAATTGGGTGCAACCTTCCAAGGTGCTTCGGCTACTGCTGCTAATACCTTCACCGGTCAACTCACCAAATTGAAGTTGGGCTTCGGTGAGATTACCGAATCCATCGGCAAGATTCTGTTGCCGTACTTTGAGAAGTTTGTTGGATTCGTCAACGACAAGATTGTTCCTGCGGTTCAGATATTTGTGGACAACTTCGAGGAGAAAGGTGTTGGTGGTGCATTGGCGGCGGCTACTGGGTCAATGGGTACCTTTGGTGAGACGGCTGTGAATGTGTTGGAAGCAGCGTATGTTTCGTTGCTTACCTTTACGCATGATCTTGCTAAGACTGTGCGTATTTTGGCTGATGCTGCTGCGCTTGGGTTTGGTTTGCAAGGCAACATTGTTGGTGCAGGTAAGTCGTTGGCTGTGGCTGTTGCTATGTCCAAGGTTCAGGATGCAACGAATGATGCGTTGTCTGGTGCCGGTGCAATGTTTGATAGTTTCCGCATGAAGGTTTATATGGCGCAGTTGCAGTTGGCTCAACTGGGCAAGCCTCCAAAGGATGTTTCGGATTCGTTGGATCGTATGTCGCAGTCTGGGTTGAGAGCTGCTAACTCCGTGAAAGATGTTGCGTTGGAGTTGGGTGGGTCAAGTGGTGGAGGCGGTGTGGCTAAGGCTGTGAAGACTGCTACTGAGAAGTTGAAGGAATACACCGATGCGTTGAAGTCAAGCAACTCCGCTCAGAAGTCGTTCACTTCTGCACAGAAGGCTTCGGTCAAGGCTGGGCAGTCGTTGACGGCTGCGAACCAGGGTGTGGCTGATGCGCAGACTGCGTTGGATCAGGCTGTGGCTGGTTTCGGTGCTGATTCACCACAGGCTCGGAAGGCTGCGTCCGACTTGACACAGGCTCAGCGTGGGTTGGAACGCGCTGGGTACAACGTGGAGGGTTCGTTGTTTGCGATCAAGGATGCTGAGGAGGCGTTGAAGAAGGTTCGTGCTGATCCTGAGTCAACACCTCAAGCGATTCGTGAGGCTGAGATTGCGTTGGCTGAGGCGAAGTTGTCGAGTGCTGATGCGATTGATCAGCAGACTGAGGCGACTAACAGTTTGACGACTGCTACTGGTTTGTTGAATGAGGCGGTGTTTGGTGCGTCGGCTGGTTCAGAGATATTCAAGGAGTTGTCGGATGCGTTGACTGATGCGAAGCAGAAGCAGGCTGATGCCACTGATGCTGTGGCTGAGGCGATTGAACGTGAGACTGAAGCGTTGGACAATTATCGTGAAGCGATCAAGAAGGTTGGTGAGACTCAACTGTTGTATCCAAAGGTGATCGCTGCGAACCCGATGGCTGGTGTGGCTGCTGCTATTCCGGCAACGGTGACTGGTAACTCGACTGGGTTCAACGCTAATGGCAGTCCAATCAATGTCACGGTGAACGCTGGAATGATTAGTGATGAAGCAACACTCATCTCCGATCTGAATGATATGTTCACAGAGTTTGCCAAGTTGAACGGTAATCAGTTCGCTGGGTTTATTGGAGTGAAGTAGTGGCTAAGGCTACGAAGTGGGGTTCGACTTACAAGGTGTTGCTTGATGTCGGCTTCTTGGCTGATGCGTTCACGTTGGATTCAAGCCTGTTGGATGGCACTGATGTGTTGGATGGGTCAACAGACTTTGTTGATGTGACTGAGTATGTGACGAACATCAATATCAATCGTGGCCGTGCCACCCAACTTGATAACTTCCAATCATCAAACTGCACCATTGTCGCTGATGATCGTGCAGCTGCTCGCTACTTTGACCCACTCAATACAGCGTCAGAATGGTATTCGGGTGGGACTGTGGGTATTGCTCCACGACGCAAGTTCCAGGTGTACGGGGGAACAGCCGGTACAACCTCAATGTTCTCGGGTTTTGTGTACGACTTAAACATTGACTATGCCGAACCGAACCTGTCAACAGCAACAATCGTTGCCACCGACGCGCTCGGTCAACTTGGTCAAACCGTGCTGACCGCATTCAACCCTTCATCACAACTCACGTCTGCGCGTGTGTCTGCGATCTTGGATCGTCCAGAGGTTGCGTTCTCGACTGCGTTGCGAAACATTGAGACTGGGGTCGCGACGTGTGGAACGGTTGCGTATGACGATGCGACGAATGTGTTGCAGGCGTTGCAGGATGTGGCTACGGCTGAGGGTGGGCGTTTGTTTGTGAATCGTTCGGGTTTGGTTGAGTTTGATGCTCGGATTGCTGTGTCGTTTGGTACGGCTGTGGCTTCGTTTGGTGGTACGGCTGGTGTTCCGATTCAGTCTTTGTCAAATATCTATGGGGCTGAGACGGTTGTGAATCGTGTGGCTGTGCAGATTGAGGGTGGCACGGCTTCATCTATTGCGTCTGGTACTGCGTCTCAAACTCAGTATGGAATTAAGGCGTTGTCGTTGACTGGTGTTCCGTTGGCCACTGATGCTGCTGGATCAGCGTTGGCTGCATCTTTGTTGTCTAGGTTTCAAGACCCTGTGGTCAGGTTCTCGGAGATGGATGTGTTGTTGAATGCGTTGACCACAGCACAACAGACACAGATGGCAGCACTTGAGATTGGTGACATCCTGTCAGTGACAAAGACTTTCGCTACTGGTACACCGGCAACAGTGACACAGAATGTGGTTGTCGAATCTATTCGGCACACAGTCAACCCGTCAACACATCGCGTCACTGTTGGGTTGGGTCAAGTCCAACTCATCTTGCCGTTCGTATTGGACACCTCACCGTTGGATT